ACGCTGCGCTTCGCAGCTTGAGCTAGGGTGGGAAGGGATCCGCTCCGGGGCCTCTTGGCCAGAAGCATCAGCTTCGTGTCCTCACGCTGATGCTTCTGTTCCGCCCGATCAGGATTCAGGAACGAGGAACGACCGACTGAAGACTGAGATGCTGAACTCTGACTCTGCAAGGCGTGTCCTCACGACTGAAGAGTCTGAGTAGCGAGCGTTCCCACGCTCGTGGTCAGCAGATCAGGCTGAAGCGGCGTGTCAGCTTCGCTGGCTCGTTGCTGGAGACTGATCGGGCTCCGGCCCTCTTAGGGGTTCCGCAGCGTCCGCTGCTCTTTGGGTCCGATGCCTCCGGGCCAGCCTAAGCAACAAGCTACAGTAGAGTTGCATCAACTCTACTGTAGCTTGGTGCGTGGCGCTGCTGCTTGCTAGTTGGTCCTCCAACTTGCAAGGAGCACTTGCATGATTAGGGTGATTAGCTTCTAATCAGCTTAATCAGGCAAGCGGTCAGCGAGTCAAAGGAGCTGAATCAGCAGCGTTCCTGCGCTGCTGAGTCAGTTCATTTGAATCGGGGACCGGTAGGCCCTGATTCGGAGGGGGCGGGTCCGTAGGTATAACACCCTACAGGAAAGTACGAGTTGTTTTGAAAAGCGGGGAAGCATCTCAGGCTCTGGCCAGAGTTGTATGTAGTGGATCCAGTTTCGAGCTGGTGTCTTCTGTTGCTGCTCCTCCTGTATCAGGTTGGAAGCTTTTGATAGTTGCAACAGAGCTATGTATTTGTTGGAAATATGAGAGAAGAAGTTGTAGGAACGTCCCAACCACCCATCCTCCATCCTACCACACGTGTCAAGCTATCACGTAGAGTTGCAGGTGTACAAGCTTTTCTTTGTCTTTTCTTTCTTTTTATTTGGTAGTAGTACCAATGTTGATGCTGTGGTAGAGTTGAGGTCTTCCCTTCAAGGAGGTTTCATGTCTTCTCTGACAGAGTTCCAGTTGTTGTTGTTACGGGAATTGCGTGGTATTGGGGGGGCGGTTCGGGAGCTTGAGAACTACTTGAGGGAGGGCGTGAAGGATCGGATTGTGGTGATTGAGTCCGATCAGCCGGGAGAGGCTGAGGGCTTGGTTCAATTGGTCCTCTTCGATGGGGAGGAGCCACAATGACGCTGGAGATAGCCAAAAGCTTAGTCAACGGCATCTCAGAGTCCTCTTACGGTGTTCCATTCAAAGATCTACGACCAGAAAAGAAAGCAGTGGTCCTCTGCCTGCTCCAGAGAGACTATCTCTCCGATAAGGCGGAAGACTACACGCTTATGGCTCAGCTGCCCTCAGCAGCAAAAGAGCTTGACTCCTGATCCAAGCTGTGCCACTGTAAGACCGTCCTCCTTTCGGTGTGGTATGGGGCTTGAGACGGCCCTGAGGTTCCCTAGCTTTTGCCGGGGAACTTTTTTTGTTGACACATAACCACGTTAGTGCATATATGTGTAGCAACTCAATCGAGAGAGGTTGGAATGGAAGCTCAGGGATTTGGGTGGGCGCTGCAAGAGCTTTGGAGCGGCAGGAAGGTCTATCGGGTAGGCTGGAATGGTCTCGGTCAGTTCATCCGGATGCAGTTCCCATCAAAAGGCACAAAGATAACTCTCCCTTACATTTATATTTCCACCAAGGAGGCCCTTCTGGTCCCTTGGGTGGCATCTCAAACCGATTTGCTGGCATTTGACTGGCAACTCGTAGAGGAGGATTAGCATGGATTGGAAGAAGATCTTGACCGATCTGCTCGGAGCCCTGAATGGCCCGTCTATTCAGGCTGCAATCGCAGATATCTCTCGCCCTGCGGACCAAGGCGGCTTCGACTGGAAGTTCTGGGACCATGACGAGGATGAATTCAAGGGTCCGTTCGAAGAATTCAAGCACAATGTTGACCTTTTGACCAATGTGATCGAACAGGTGGTCCTCGGGATCGAACTGCTTGCTGAGAATGCCGAAGAATTGGCCCATGGAGAACATAAGTTGCAGGCAGCCGCAGCTACTATCGCCAGAGCGTGGCAGTGGCCGTGGTATATGCGGTGGGCTGGTGGAATGAAGACCCTCATGGTCAAATTCCTCGTCTCCATCGTGGTCAAGCAGCTGAACAACAGGCTGGGCAAGGCTTGGGGACCGGCCTTCTTGGAAGAGACCAATGGGGAGGCCACCAATGGCTAAGCTCGGTGATGAACTGGTTGGCAGACAAGACGTTGTGGCCTACCGCAAGGCTTTCAAGTTCGAACTTAGGGGCCTCAAGTGGCGTATCCACTGGCCTGAGGACGTTCTGCTGATAACTTGGCAGTCAAGGGGTACTCTTGGCGAGATCACCTTGGCCAGTGGGATGAAGATCGTGGATGTTCCAATTGAGATCTGCAAAGAGCTGGATTCTCATATTTCGAACTACAGAGCGCAGGAGGGTTAGGATGAAAAAGTTGGAGTTCAGGATGTATCGTGACAATGGCGGTGCCAATGATGTCGAATACGCCGTTGGCACACTTCAGTGCGAAGAGAAGCATGTGGCTGTAGTTACCAACAAGATGGCCGCCGGTATGCGTGGCAACTGGAAGCTGGACTTCGAAGAAGTCAAGCGTGGCCGTCCCGCAGCGACAAAACCCCCCGAGAAGGAAGAGGAGACCCAGAATGGCGAAGTTTAAGCACACTCCCACAGCGGAGAACGCTTTTGTCTTGAAAGAGCCGATGATGATTGAGACACCCCGGTCGAAGGGCGGTGGCGAAGCTGGAGACTTCCTGACGATCGGTGTTGACGGGAGGTTCACCATTATCCCTCGTGATACGTTTCTCGAAACTTACGAGGCAGATGAAGCGGACGCTGATGCGGCAGGGGCAGAACTCGCTTTTGAAGCTCCTGAGCCAGCCCTACCGCCCGGAGTGATCAGAGGCCGGGACATCCCCGGTGGTCCTCCTCAGAGACCGGGGGGCTGATGCCTGAAGTGACGCTGCGCCGAGTGTTTCCCGATATGGCGACGATGAAGAGCATCTTGACTGCAAGTGACCTGATGCTCGATAGATGGCTTCGCCATCCGGCGACACTTGAGGGGAACCTCTCTAACGCCTACATATTCGCATTGGATATGGTCGGCAAGAGGGCTCGAAATTTAGGGATGTGCTGGCTGACGAATTACTCCCCCCCAGACAGTGTAACCCTGAACTTTGCGGCTCGGCCTGATGTCATTGCTGCTGGTAGGACTCGATTTGATGCTCGACAACGAAGAATCGTAAGATTCCAAGACCCCGTCATGTCTGGGAAGATTTTAACTCCTGGAAAACGAAGCTTTATGATCCAGTTGGCTGGATACTGCTTTGGCTTTCTGGGCGTTAACAAGATTATCGCATATGTTCCCGGAAACAGGAAAAGCAACCTGATACTCAAGGCTCTTGGGTTCCACTTCATCGGAGTGATGAAGGGTGACATGAGTATTGGCGGGGAGCCTCAAGAGGTCAGGCTCTGGGATCTCACAAGGGACATGTTTTCAATGCAATACGGAGGGAACAATGAAGATATTCGGGACGACAGTGCTGTTGGATCCGATGACAACGATAGAGTCGAAGCCCCCATCAGGCTTGATCCTGCCGGAGGGGATGCAGCTGGATTCTAGTTACGTCCGGATTACTGTCAAGGCGGTTGGAGAGGGCTGTAAGCGTGTTGTCGCTGGTGATGTTGCTATCGTGACCCCCAGAGAGTATGCTAAACTGGACGGACAATGGCTCATTTGCTCTGAGAGCGAGATACTGGCCGTGGATGATGGAATTGACCTCCCGAGCATTCCGGGCTCTAGGATCGCAACTGTGGACGGCAGCGGTGGTTAAGCATGAGGTCAATGGTGTAGAGCATGTCTACTACACTATTGGCGAAGCTGAGGACGTTGGCCTCAGGTGGAAGCCTTGGAGAGCCTGCCAAATTGGGGACTGGGCAAGAACTGACGATGACATGGTGGTCGAAGTCCTCACAAGGGGCGGAACCAGAAGCAGTTATGACTGGCTCAGGATTGCCACCGGGACATTTGTTACCAGTCCCGGAGTCCGGATGACAACAGAAGTCAGGGAAAACCGCACATCCTTCGGCGGGAAATACCCACAATGGAAGGATCCGAACAGAAAGCTCACGAAGAGAGAGCGACTGTTCACTGAAGTCTATACTCGGACTTGGGACCAGAAGCTGGCCTATGCTATGGCCTCTGGCAGGGACAAGAACGAGAGGGGCGTTGGTGAGCGGGCCGCAGTCTACGTGGCAAGAGCGAATGTGCAGGAAGCCGTGAAAGACAGAATCAGAGAGCTGGCTGCGAGACAGGGTGTGGACGAGGACTATGTCATCGGAGGGTTCAAGGAGCTTTTCGAGGAGGGGGTAAATGAGACGACAAGGGCTCGTGCCTTAGAAAATTTAGCAAAAATACTACAAATGCTTGACAGCAAGCATGAAAAGGCTGTAGTAATGTTAGGTGCAGGAATAACCGAAGCCGAAATCAAAGAGATAGATGCGGAAATAGACCTGAATTTAATAGAAGGTGCAGAAGTTGCAGACAGCACAGCAAGTTCACACCAGCCAGATGATTCAGCAGACGGACGAGAACCGGAAGCGCTCTCAGATGAGAGTGCGGATGGCCAAGTCGATTCCGTTTATGGCGAAAGCCCTGTTCCCGAAAGCGGCGAAACTCAGGATTCCTGATTTCCACGAGGAGATCTACGCCCTCCTGCAAGACAATAGCAAGAAGAGGCGAGCCATCAAGGCTCCACGAGGTCACGCAAAATCAACGCTGACCTCGTTTTTTTATCCCATGTGGAAAATCATTACCAAACACCCAGATGATGACCCTCGCTTTATCGTGATCGTCTCAGAGTCTCAGGATCAGGCGATCAACTTTCTCTCCGATATCAAGATGGAGATCGAGGAGAACGCCCGCCTCCGGTATTACTTTGGTGACCTGAAGGGTGAGCCTTGGGGTGCTGATGATATCGTCACTTCCAATGGAGTGAGGATAAAGGCTGTTGGAACAAGGCAGAAGGTCCGTGGGATGATCTTCCGCCACACCCGCCCAACCGACATCATTCTTGATGACTTTGAAAGTGAGGGCAACTCTCTCACTCACGACAACCGCTCCAGAAACAAGGACTGGGTATCTGGAGCCGTAGAGCCTTCTCTGGCCCATGATGGTATTCTTACTGCTATCGGAACCGTGATACACAATGATACGTGGCTTCAAGATGTGGAGGCTGACCCCACATATAAGACGCTAAGGTATGACTGCGAGATGGATTCCGACAACAAGATACCCCTGTGGCCGGAGAACAAATCATGGGACCAGCTCATGGCGATTAAGGAATCATATCGCCGCCGTGGGCTGGTCCATATGTATTACCAAGAATACCGGAACATGCCTTCCAATCCAGAGGAGCAACTGTTCCTCAGGGAGGACTTCAGGTTCTGGTCAGGCAGGTTGGGCGTAAAGGATGGGCATTCCGTAGCCTTCATCAACAACGATGACGGCTCAACATCTATTATACCTGTTAATATCTTCGTAGGGATAGATCCTGCGATATCTTCTCGTGGAGACTTTAACTGTATTATGCCAGTTGGCGTTGCTTCGGACGGTAGGTTCTTCGTTGGGGACTATCTAAGGTTTCGGGGTGAGCCCGATCGGGTTATCAAGGAAATGTTCCAGATGCAGTTCAGGTACAAGCCTCTCAGGTTTATAGTCGAGACTACGGCATATCAGGAGGCCCTTGCCATCTTTGCCCGCAAAGAGATGATCAGGAAGAATATCTACTTCCCCATCTTTGAGGTTAAGCCACGGGTGGCGAAGAATATTAGGATCGCTGGAATGCAGCCGTACTTCAGGGCGCATCAGGTTCACCTTAAAGAGAATCAGAGTCAGCTTGAAGCTGAGCTGCTTGCCTACCCTAAAGGCAAGAACGACGATACGCTTGATGCTCTTCACAATTGCATCGAAAATGCTCTTGAGTGTGCGATGGGGAGTGTTGATGATTTTGAGGACTTCTACGAAGAAGAAGTAGAGGTGGATTGGATGTCATTATGAGCCAAGCCAAAAAAGGCACAGTCACCCCAGCGATGAAGAATCGTGAGGTGTACGAGTCATTCAGGGCTTCAAGGTCTACTTGGTCCTCACAGTCTTCTGAAG